TGGGCTTGATTCATTGGCTGACACCATTGATGGTTATATCAAACAAGATATGACTGCATCGCAAATTAAAATTAACCTCGTTGGCACAGATGCATACAAGGCACGCTTTCCTGGTATGGCTGATTTAGCCAAGGCAGGTCGTGCTGTAAACGAGGCAACATACATTTCTATGGAAAAGGGTATGACTAGCATCCTCAAGGCTTATGGTCTGGATGATAAAATCCTTGGAACTACAGAGAAACTTGGAACAGTTATTGCCAATCAAGTATCTGTGGCTGAGTATGAACAGCGTGTAGCAATCGCTGCCGATAAGGTAAAGAAGAATTCAGATGTTCTTGCATCTCTTAATGAGTTCTACGGCGTAGACATTACAGGCGCTATCTCTTATCTCCTTGACCCTAAGTTGGGCATGGACATTGTGAAGAAGCAGATTCGTGCTGCTGAGATTGGTGCTGCTGCAGACATGTACAAGTTTGACTTGGACAAGGCTGCTGCTGAAAGTTACATCAATGTATCTGGCACCGCTGACCTTAATGCACTTAAGGAATCTTTTGGTAGGGCTAGAATCTTGGCTGATACTCAAAGCCGTCTTGCTGCTATCGAAGGCGACAAGAGTTACAGTGAACTTCAAGCCGTGGCGACAACCCTTGGCAACGACCAACAGCGTATGCTTGAGTCACAGCGTAGAGCGCTGCGTGAGCAGGCTCGCTTTGCTGGACAAAGCGGCATATCAAGCGCATCGCTTAAGACAGAAAGCACCATATAAAAGAATCCTCATCAGACCCACCAGCCCAGATGAGCGTAATAAGACTGGTAGCAATAGCCAACTTGGTTTCCCCGAACCTTGTTTGTGGATTGCGAATACAACTAACAAAGGGAGATAGGTAGATGGCTACCAATTATGACGAAGATGACGATTTCGATTTTGAGGATGGACCTCAAGATGTCGTCAAGCAGTTACGCAAAGTAAACCGCACACTTGAAAAGCGCCTTAAGGAACTTGAACAAGAAGCGACATCTTTGAAAACTCAAACTCGTCAGCGCACCGTCAAGGATGTGTTGACAGCAAAAGGTATTAACCCAAAGGTCGCAGCATTTGTACCTGCAGATTTGGATGCTTCGGAAGAAGCAGTTACAAATTGGCTAAACGAATACGGCGATGTATTTGGAGTTAAGTCTGACGAAGAAAGCGAAAGCAAATCTACGCCAAATAACCAAGCATTACAAGCACAACAGCGAATCAATGATGTTGTATCAACTGGCACTCCTCCAGGAGTAGATGAAGATATGTACGCAAAGATGGCTAATGCTAAAAATGCTGCTGAACTCAACGCACTCCTCGGTATTTCGATTAACTAACAAACTACCAATCACCAGGAGGTGAACCCACATGGCATACACAGATTCGTCAGCACTCGCTGGCTTAGTCAAAACCGCGTATGACCGCTATGTAGAGTTTGCGCTTCGTTCACAGCCACTGATTCGTTCAGTAGCCGACAAGCGCCCTGCTCAACAGGCAATGCCAGGTTCAAGTGTTGTATTCTCAATTTACAACGACTTGGCACCAGCAACAGCATCACTGTCAGAAACAACTGACCCAGATGCAATCGCACTATCAGATGTAACAACTGTTGCAGTAACACTTAACGAATACGGCAATGCCTCACTCGTTACTCGTAAACTACAGTTGTTCTCACTCTCAGATGTTGACCCTGCAGTAGCAGACATCATCGCTTACAACATGGCTGACTCACTTGACCGCCTTGCAATGAACACATTGCGCCAAGGTTCAAATGTTATCTATGGTGGTTCACGCACATCAACTGCGACAATCACATCATCAGACACAATCACTGCTGCTAACATCCGCCGTGCTGTGGCTAAACTTCGTTCAAACAAGGCTGTTCCTCGTGAAGGTTCACTTTACTGGACAGGTATCCACCCAGAAGTTTCACACGACCTTCGTGCAGAAACAGGTGTTGGTGGATGGAACGACATGCACAAGTATGCAGAGACAGGCACAGGCAACTTCTGGGCTGGCTCAATCGGAACTTACGAAGGCGCTTTCTTTGTTGAGACACCTCGTATGTACCGCTTTGCAGATGGTGCAGACCAGACAGCACTTGCTACAACAGCAGTAACTGTTGCTGGCGCATCAGGTGGATTTACACTTGGTGTTGCTTCTTCATCTGTAATCGCTACTTCTGCAGAAGCAGGAGATAAGATTTCAGGTACAGGTATTGCATCAGGTGCTGTAATTACAGCACTTACAACAGTAGGTTCAACAACAACAATCACTGTAAACCTTGCACACACTGCAGCAGTTACAGCGACAACAGTTGTAACAGTAACTCCAGAAACACCTGTCTACCGCACAATTATCTGTGGTAAGCAAGCACTTGCTGAGGCAGTTGCACAGGAGCCAAATGTTGTCATCGGACCAGTTACTGACAAGTTGCTCCGCTTCCGACCAATCGGTTGGTACGGCGTACTTGGCTTTAGCCTTTACCGTGAGGCAGCACTTTTCCGCATTGAGACTGGTTCTTCAATCGCTGGATAAAGTAATTGTAGTTGAGGGGGCGGGTTCGCTCGCCCTCTCTCTACACCAATAAAGGAGAAAAAGTGGCAGACTATTTATTTGTAACACCCAGTGTTGAAGAAACACCTATGGGCTGGCACCGACTCCTAGAGCGTTATTCTATTGCTCGTGGCGTAACAGTAATGATGATAGATGGTATGTATTCCTCCTATCGCTACCCCGCACAAACTGAAATTGCTACAGCAACAGAAGTCTACTTAGGTGGACATGAATATATTATTGACGAGGCAACTAAGAATCGCCTAACAAACCCAACCATCGGTGGCAATTACGGAGAATACATAACCGAACTATGAACCTACATCAAAAGCAAAAACATCCAGAATTTGTTGAAGGTTGCTTTGGTTGCAAACTTGGAACCTTACAGTTATCTCCAGGAGATGCTGCAAGCAATAAAAGTATGTCTCAAAAAAAGTGGGATAAAGAGTTAGACCTTTACAGAGATGCTCGTAAGCAAGGAATCCAACCAGCAGGAACTTCTACCAGGCAGGTGCAAAAAGCAATAGATGATTCAAACAAAGTAGGCAAAGCCTACGATGCAAACACTAATAGTTTTAAGGGGTAAACATGACTGCCATCGTAGGTATTCAGGGAAAAGGCTGGGCAGTAATAGCAGCAGATTCCATGACTACCTATGATGACAAACCGTACTATGCCAAGGGTATGGACAAGGCAGTACGCAAGGGTGACTATGTGTTCGCCTTTGCAGGAGATGCCGTTGCTGGCAACATAGCGGAGTTCCTATGGACTCCACCTAAATTTATTAAGACAATGCCACTTGATGCTTTCATGCAGGTCAAGGTGCTTCCCTCTTTACGAGATGCAATGAAAGAACATGGCTACGAGCCAGATGCAATCAAAGACCCGAACGCTGGGTTTGATGCACTCATTAGTTTAAACGGTGTCATCTATGAAATTGACGAGGAGTACATGTGGTCACGAGATGACCGTGGACTCTACGCAGTAGGCAGTGGTGGACAGTTAGCACTAGGTGCATTAGCCACTGGCTTTAGTAAGAACTCAATGAAAGCAGCAGAGTTTGCTGCTCGTAGGGCAATCAAGATTTCCGCTGATTACTGTATTGGTGTCGGTGGGGATATAAAAGTAATCACTCAAAAGGGGAACAACATGCCAGCAATGAAGAAGAAAGCAGTATCACCAGCCATGAAGAAGAAGGCTTATGCAATGGCTGAAAAGGTTGAATCAAAGTCTGCAAAGGCTAAGGAACTTAAGAAGGGCATGTCAATGCTCAAGAAGAAGGCGATGTAATCATGTGCGTATCATGTGGATGCGGTACTAACACCGTCAATGCAGATGACAACTTTGGAACTATTAACCCGTACGGCATCCCTGCCCCTGCGGTCAATAATCCAACTACTCTTGGTGAAAAGTAATGCCGAAAGGCATGGGGTTCCAAGCAGCCCAGAAGTCAATCGCCAAGAAGCAAGGTATCCCGATGAAAAATGCGGGTGCAATTCTGGCTGCAGGTGCACGCAAAGCAAGCCCTGCTGCTAAGAAGGCTAATCCAAATCTTAAGAAGGTTAAAGGAAAGTAAATGACGGACCCTAGGCTAAAGCGAGCAGGAGTATCTGGTTTTAATAAACCAAAGCGTACGCCTTCACACCCAACAAAATCACATGTAGTTGTGGCTAAGTCGGGTGACCAGGTTAAGACTATTCGCTTTGGTCAACAGGGAGTTAGTGGAGACAAGACTCCTACAGCACGACAGAAATCTTTTAAGGCTCGTCATGCAGGCAACATTGCTAAAGGCAAGATGAGCGCAGCGTACTGGGCAGATAAGGTGAAATGGTAATGGCTAAAAAAGAAGTATGGGATAAACCAAATCCTAATAAAAAATCTACACCACTTTCACCTGCTGCTAAAGCATCAGCCAAGGCTGCTGCTAAGAAGGCTGGCAGAAAGTATCCCAATCTTGTGGACAACATGAGAGCAGCACAAAAGAAAGGCAAGTAACTATGGCTACAGGTTATGCAGGCTCTACGCTTGTTGCAGAATTAAATAGACTTGCCAACGATGGCACCTATCCAAACCGCACTCTTTTCTTAGATGCACCAGGTGCTGCTAATAAATGGGCTGGCACTACTGGTAAAGATTTATTAGGAGCGCTGAACTATAAGGCTAGTTCATCTCGCCAACCAAATGACTACAAAGGTTTAAACTCAGTATGTAATGAACTTGCAGGAACAACAGGCAAGTCTGCAGTATCAGCCCTAAGGAGCATTGACCTGTGAGTACACTTGAACAGATTACTGACCGCGTAGATACACTTCTTCACGGCTACAGTTTAAACATGGAATCAACCACATGGTTGACTGGTGCGGTAACAACTACAACACAGACAACCATTTCTGTTAATGACTCCAATGTTGTAAGCCGTGGTTTTATTCAAATTGGCGATGAGATTATGTATGTTAACTCTACAGATAACATTGCCAATACACTCACCCTTGCACCGTGGGGTCGTGGACAGCGTGGCACCTTGGCGGTAACACATGACAATTCATCCAGAGTCTTGGTCGCTCCATTGTTCCCACGCTATGAAATCAAGCGTGCTATCAATGACACACTCAATGCGATGTACCCAAATGTATTTGCCATTGGTCAGTATCAGTTCCCATTTATTGCTGCTCGTACAACCTACGATGTTCCTGATGTAATACAGAACATCTTGTCTGTAACTCACCATGTTATTGGTCCATCTCAAGAGTGGCTACCAGTGCGTGCATGGCAACTAGATAGAACAGCAAACCCAGCGCAGTACGGCACGGGCGGAAATTTTGGACACACCCTGGGTATCTACTCACCAGTAGTACCTGGGCGTATTGTCAATGTGGCTTACTCAAAGCGCCCAACACTTTTTGACATTACAGAGTCACCATCGGTTGACCAAGAATACTCAACAGTAACTGGCATGCCTGACTACTCAGAAGATGTAGTTGTCTATGGTGCAGCCTTTCGTATGATTTCATTCCTAGACCCATCACGCCTTGGTGCGCTATCTGCAGAAGCAGATGTGCTTGATAACCAGCGTGGAGCACGAAGTGGTGAGAACGCAGCACGCTTCTTGTTCAATGTTTACAACACTCGTCTTAACGAAGTGGCGGAGAACCAGCGCCGTCAATTCCCAATTCGTTCACACTATCAGAGATAAGGCACCCACATGGCAGCAGGCGACCCAGGCGTACTCAAGCGGAACTTTTCCGCCACAGCGATTGAAACAACACTCGTTAACTCTATTTCATCAGCAGCAACTGGCGATACAACTACGAGCGTTTCTGTTGTATCTGTCAGCGGTTACCCTGCTGTTCCATTTACACTTATCCTTGCACCAGATACTAACAAAGAAGAAGTTGTTACATGTATCTCTGTAGTTGGAACAACACTTCAAATTGTTCGTGGTCAAGATAATACCCTTGCAGTTTCCCATACTGCTGGTACATCGGTACGCCATGGTGTATCTGGTCGTGACTTCAAAGAAGAACAGACCCACATTGCAGCCCGTGGCTATGATGCTGATTCAGGTATCCTTGCCAATGCTTCACAGACACATGTGCATGGACTTGTAGCAGGCGATGGTTCAGTAGTTGGTGCAGACCAGTTAGTAACCCTTACACGCAAGACTCTTACAACGCCTACAATCAATGGCGCTACTCTTACTGGAACAGTAACTGCATCTGCAGCAACTATTGCCAGCCCTACAATTACTAGCCCTACCATTTCAGGTAGCCCAGTTATTACTGGTCTTTCATCTGCTGGTATGTCTGCATCATCGGCTGCACCTAAGTCTTATGTAGATGCTTTGATTAC